CGACCGAAGTATCCATGAGCAGCAACGATGTTGTAGGTCTCTTCTTCTTGACCAAACTTGTAACCATAGTTTTGGGACTCATTCTCAGTGGTTTCACGAACCAGCGAGGAAGTAACAAGCGAACCATGCATTGCGGAGAACAACGAACCGCCAAAGACACCAGCAACTCCAAGCATATGGAAGGGGTGCATCAAGATGTTGTGTTCTGCTTGGAAGACAAGCATGTAGTTAAAAGTACCAGAGATACCCAAAGGCATAGCGTCAGAGAAAGAACCTTGACCAAAAGGATAGACAAGGAACACTGCAGATGCTGCAGCAACAGGTGCAGAGTAAGCAACCATGATCCATGGACGCATACCAAGACGATAAGAGAGTTCCCACTCACGACCCATGTAGCAGTAGATGCCAATAAGGAAGTGGAAAATTACTAGTTGGAAAGGACCTCCGTTGTACAACCACTCATCAAGAGTAGCAGCTTCCCAGATGGGATAGAAGTGCAGACCAATTGCATTAGAAGAAGGAACAACAGCACCAGAAATAATGTTATTTCCATAAAGTAGTGAACCAGAAACAGGTTCACGAATGCCATCAATATCTACTGGTGGAGCACCAATAAAGGCAATAATAAAACAAGTTGTAGCAGCAAGTAGAGTAGGAATCATCAAGACTCCAAACCAACCAACGTATAGACGATTGTTGGTGCTAGTTACCCACTGGCAAAACTGTTCCCAAGTATTTGATTGTGTTTGTTGACGTGAAAGTGTAGCAGTCATTTTGATAAAAATTTAAGTAAGACCATCAGGGACATGGTGGAGTTACTATTTCCCAAGACCCCTCGCCTTGGGATATGAGAGACGGATTGTTGACCCTGCCTAGTCTCGGTAGCGGCAGGAGTTTGTAACAAAAACCTTAAGGAATTGTCACATTTGTTTACCTATTTAGTATAACAGGTGGTCAGGAATTCGTCAAGCCCTCAAAGTTGAGTATTTGTGCTCAATCAGAAGGAGGCATCCCTGACTTCGTAAGAAGTATAACATGGTTGAACCTCCCAGTGCAACCAATCTACTTGTCTTTCTGCAATCATTTGTTCCAGTTCTTCAACTGTCATACACACCTTAACAGGTTTGCTCGTTTTCTTGTCATAGATGTGGAACATTTGTGTATCAATCATAAGTTTATTTGTAAACAATAAAAAAGAGACCTTCTGTTAGTTGGCAGAGGTCTCTTATGACGCGACGACGATATTCAATTTTATTTAGTCAAGATGTGTCATGGCAGCATTGGCGAGAGCACAGACCAACTAAAAAGAGACATCGCGGATCCAATTGTTAAAGCGGTCATGGTGAAGTTCATAGGTTTTCATCAGAGGACATATTATATAGTATCATTTTTGTATCATAGTGATACAAAAAGTATCTATTATTACTCTTTTCCATCTTGTGTCAGCATAGCCGCACCAAAGAAGGTGCCTAAAAGAATTATTCCTGTTGCTAGAAGTGCCATTGTAGTAATGGAAAAAATTATTTATTTTTTTGATAAGTATAAGTGCTTACTTATGTCAGTAAGTCCTCACCAAACGCCAGGAATTATCTGCCCCGTAGTAGCATAAGTTCCTACGGCAATAATAAATCCAAGCATTGCAAGACGTGCGTTGAGGATCTCTGCCTCAGGGGTCCAACCGAATTTCATTTTAATTCTCCTAAACTTTATAAGTGGTGTGAGGGTTTTGTGTTTTGTTAAGGATAATAACTTTGCTTCCATCATGTGTGAAAACTAATTCATCATCATGATCCCAACAAAGTTCTTCATAAAGGGCGTTAAGTTTCGCCATATCTTCATAGAGAGCGTTATGATTGGTCATGGTGTGCTTTGAGTTCTGGGTTAGGTAACGATGACTCAAAGATAGAACGCGATTTGTTCTTAATAACGATAAAAGCATCTTTGTTATATTTACGAGTTCCCTTTACTGGAGACCATTTTGTTCCTGAACCTTCAATTCCATAGACCGATGTACCACCGATCTCTACAACAATATCATCGTTAGTAATATCCCATTCTAAAGCAGCATGTGCTTTAATGAGAGCATCTTCAGTATAACGCATCAGTAAAGGTTCTCTTCTTGGTCAGCAAGAACAACACAATCGCTAGTGGGATATGATACACATGTCAAGATAAAACCTTCTTCAATTTGATCATCATCCAGGAAAGATTGGTCGCTTTGATCTACACTGCCGCTGACAAGTTTACCTGCACATGAAGAGCAAGCACCAGCACGACAAGAATAATTTATATCAACACCTGCTTCTTCAGCAGCGTCAAGGATGTATTGATCATCTTCACACTGGAAGGTAGAATCGCCTTCAGCAGATTGAACGGTGATAGTAAAAGACATTAGTAAGTTTCGCAGATTTTTTCAACAGATGCTGCCAGGAGAACGAACCAGACAACGGATATGATTGTAAAGGAAAGTGCCACCATTGTCAAGCCACTCCAAAAAATAGGTTTCCTGTAAGAGCATATGATACAGCACCAAAAACGATACCAAGCATTGCCCAGCGACCATTTGCTTTTTCTGCCTTCTCAGCATAAGGTTCAATACCATAACGCTCAAGATCTTCCTTCGTCATATACATAGAAGGTTCCTTGGCAAACATATTCATTTGTCCAAACTCATTTTTAGTAACAGTCATTTGTTTTGTAACGAAGTGTGACAATATTATATAGGAAACGTAAAGTTTCGTCAAGCTAAGAGTGTGCCAGTTTATCAGGTGACCAAAACATAAATAAATACGGATCCAATTAAATGGAAATTATGAGAAAATTAATTCCATTTGCAATGTTATTGATGGCGGCACCAGCACATGCCGATATTACACATAAAATTTCTTCATCAGTTCAACTTTCAGTAGAAGGTCCTGCAGTACAGTCTACCAGAGTTGGTTCTTCTTATTCTGTATCAGGCGATAACATCGCAGTTACTACTCTTGGTGGTCTTACTGGCAGTTCTGCAACTGCACCTGCAACTATCAATGCTGGTTCTTATGCAATCAATAATGATGGTCAGGCATTTAGTTTTTCAGAGAATCAATTAATTGGAGATACTGTAGTCACCACACAAACAGCATTATCTTCTGGGCAGATTGATACTGCAAACCTCTATGGTAACACAACTACGCAAGTTGGTGGAACTGCTGGAGCACTTGCAGGAACTATTGACACCGCAGGAACAATTACTTTGACTGCTGGTGGGGCAGGAACTACAGCAACAGGACAATTTGTTAGCGATATTACTGTAAGATAAATGTATCGTCTAAATGAATCTATCATATTAGGATTGATTTTAGGAACAATTCATGGACTTCTTCAACCATCTGGAGCAGTTCCTGTTGTTCCTAATTTTTCTCAAGGTTCAATGACTAGTCATACAGAAACAAGAAGTACAGTAGTAGAAACAATTAATTCAATGGACTATCAAACTGGGTGGCAATACTCAGTTACTGGAAATAATATAAAAACAAATTCTCCATTATCTCCAAGTGGAGTATCAGAACAAAATCAAACTATTAACGGGGTGACATCTAGATGGACAGGACTCAGAGCAACAGAGAGACCCAATTGGGAAATCTATACTCAAGGAGGGGCATTTCAATTTACAGAAACTTATTCTGGTCCTGGATTAGTAAATCAAACAATTATTCAAAGAGAAACAACAGTAGAATCAATAACAGACACAACCTCAATATTCCAACAGTAACAGGAGCAATTTTAATTGGATTACTATCCCCAACTAAAGCGATCGCTGAGACTGTTGGTGGTGTTAGCGCCACAGCTGCTCCTGTTGCTAACTCTTCAGGTAGTGTTACTAATCAAGCAATACAAGTTTTACAAGGTCCATACATCACAAACACTTATGGCGGTGGGATCCAGTGTCAGGGACCTACTCTAAACATCACACCATATGTTACTGGTGCTGCGTCAGCACAAAAACCATATGAACCATATTACTATGATCCAGTTTATGATGTCACAGATAATTTTGGCGCCTTTGATGATGATGGTAGACCAATGGGTGATGGTATTTTAGATAATCCAGGTGATATTATTTTTAGAAAAAAGGTAAGGACAGGACAGAAAGATACATACAACCTTTCATTGGGCGTGAGTGCCACCTGGAGCATCCCACAAGACAAGAAACTACAAGATCAGTGTAAAGAAGCAGCAGCGACTCAAATCGCCTTACAGCAGCAACTAACCGCCAATAAGAGATTGGACTTTGAAATTGCCAGACTTAAAAATTGTGGCGAATTAATGAAGCAAGGGATTAGTTTTCATCCTCGCAGTCCTTATTATAAAATCTGTGCTGATGTCGTAGTTCAAAATGTTACAGAGATTAAACCACATAGACATACTATTCCTTCCCTTTCAAAGACCTCAAAGCGTGTGAGTAAGAACGCTGAAGATCTTGGCGTTCCTTTACAGATAAAATCTCAGGTTCTTTACCCCTAATTTTAGAAACTTTTTTAAGTATTTTTTTAATTGCTGGTTTCAATACTTTCAAAAGAATATCTGCAAGTGGTTTTGCCATTAATGCTGAGGTGGTTGCAACAACTGCAATAGTAGATGTTGTGGTAACCATACCAGCATTAGGTATGTTATTGATTATTTGTTGAGGTATATCAAGATTTTCAGTAACTTCAATACATTCTTTTCCAACTAATTCATATCCTACAATCTTTTTGTTTCCTTGTAATATTGTTCCTATAGGATTTTTTAACTCCTGTGCTCTAGTAGGACAAATAGGTTGAGCAACAGAAGGTATAGGTTTTGATGCCTCTTTAGGTAAATCTAATTTTGGTGTTTTAGTTTCTGGACTTCTCGTTTGTATAGGTGCAGGTGAGGTTGGTATTATCTGTTCAGGTTCAAAATTAATAGGATTAAAACTGGGATAGCCAGAGTCACAAAACGTAAGAGTACCTCTTTTGTCATCTGTAGTTAGATTGTCGTTTTTAGGGTTGTTAGTTTCATGAGCTTCTACACAACCAGGTACGTCTACAATAGGAACTCCAATATACACAGTTACAGGAGAAGCACTAGGAATTACTGACTGATTGAATGACCAGTCAGTAATTTTTGGTATGTCTAAAGATCTAATACTAATGTTATTAGTATTGATTTCGGGAATTTCCATTAGTCACGGAAAAAATTTACCACAGCAGTCCAGGCAGAATGAAAAGCAACGTATAGAAAGAATTTATCAACAGCATCTCTATTTGTGTTGTTGACGATTCCCTTTTTTTTATATCCAGAACTAGCCATAGTGTTTTTAATGTTAATTTAAAATATATTTAATAAATTTTAAAAAGGTATAACACCTCCAGTAACATTAGGCACAGAATTTTGTGAGGATTCGTTAACAATACCCCCAGTCATATTAGGCATCTCTGGCATTTCTGGCATCAGTCCACCAACAATTCCAGGAACAGCATCCATAACTGCTTTTTTTACTTCTTCAGTTGCTTTTTCTCTTGCTTCTTCAACAAGAGTGTCAACGTTTTTATACAAATAAAATGCTCCACCCAAGACTGATAAGGATACCAGTCCTGATAGTAAAGCAACAATATTAATTAATTTTTGCATCTTTCTTTGTCTCCACAGCGGAAATAACTTCTGGTTCTTTTTTCTGTACTACTTTGGCATTTGCACCACCGCCATTTTTAGCAGGGCTTAATCCAAATGCAGCTAAAGATCCAGAAAAAACAGAAGCAATAAACGTAGGATCAAAGTCTAAAATCTTTTGACCATTTGGAAGACGAACATACGAAAATGTTAGAAGTGAAGCGGACCAAATTAGTATCACTACTTTAACCAAATCACCTAACCATTCTTTCTTTTCATCATGGTCCCTTTCTTCTAATGGTTTTTTAATAACCATTGATGAGAAGCAAGGCATTACTATTTATCAATAAATAAACATGATAGGTGCTCTCCAACAATGGCAAAGAAAAGGTTTAACAAATTTGGATTAAAGAGAGACTTGAATTTATCTGATGTTCCTGATAAAACTCTAGCTCTCAACAACCTTTTATCTGGTCTTGCTACAGGCACGGAAACTTTTACTACAGAAGATTTAAATGTAATAAAAAATATAAACTTAACAGATGTAACAAATTCAACATTTGAATCTGTCTCAGATATTACTGTTAAAAAATTAACGTCAAATGGTCAATTAAGAACATACGATCCTCTAATTACATTATCAAATAGATTTGATAAAGCATACTTTACCACAGCAAATCCATTTTTCTATGGTGGTGATGGACTTGATGCAACTTATTACGATACAGAAGCAATCATAAGAACAACTCCTGGAGACGCATCAAGTGACTTTACTGGTATAAATTCTAACCTAGTATTAAAATCAGATAACGAATGGGGATTTGGCGATTTTCTTTTTGGATCCAAATTTACAACAGAAACTTCCACTTCTTTTGGAGCAGTTCAATGGGAAGGATACATCAAACCATTTGTTGATGGAGACCATACATTAGTAATAAGGACAAATTGTTTTCTAAAAGTAGAATTTGACGACAAAACTGAATCAAGAGATTTTACTTATAATCCAAGTAAAGATATATATGATTATAACAACTATGATTTTACAAAACTAACTACACTAGTAGACAAAACAAAACTAGATCAATCAAACGACTTAGAAACTGCAGTTATTAATGGAACATCACAATCTCTTGGAACTAATGAATCAAATTCTATTTCTTTAGGTTCTTTAGTAGCTTGGGAAGCATATAAAATAAGAATAACTTTGTTCGTAGATCAAGAATCTGTTCCAGAAAATAGATTTATAGATAAAAAAATTGAATTTAATTTAATACCTCCATCATCTAGCGTTTCAACAAATATTAACTACAAACTTTTATACGGGAAAAATTATTTTCAAAACTACGACATCGGAGATTTTAAAGAATTTGTTGACAACTCTATTAGTGTTGGCGGAACAGAGGTAGGATTAAA